CCGCCGGCCGCTATCGGCTGGTCAAATCCGCCAACACCGGCCCGCTGGCGCCCAAACTCTGCGTCGCGGGTTTCGTATTCGATCCCAACTGCAATCGCGTCCTCGGCGACGCCGTCGTTTCGGAGCTGCGCGCATGAGCACGGCCGTTAAGGTTAATTCTTTACCATCAAAATTAACCACTGACTTTCTCGCCAGCGCTCGCGAAGCATGGGGCGACGCGTTGCCAGATTGGGTCGAAGAGCTGGCGAAATTCGCGACGGCGACCTCGGGCGTTACAGCGGCGAAGCGGATCGGCATGTCCCGTTCGGTCGTCACCAGCGTCTGCAGGGCGCGCTATTCGGGCGTTCTCGCGGCCGTCGAGGCGCGTGTGCGTGGCGCCCTGATGAATGAAAACGTCGACTGTCCCGTGCTCGGCGAGATCGGCCGCGATTATTGCCTCGACGAGCAAAAGAAACGCCACGTCGGCTCGAGCGCTGTTCGCACTGCGCTCTTTCACGCCTGCCGAAGCGCTTGTCAGCACTCGCGCCTCAAAAGCGATGGAGGGCATGATGCGTGAGCTTCATCTTTCCGCCGACATCGGGGCCATCGCCGAGATGATGCGCCGTTTCCAGCTGGGAGGCCTTCATATGAACCCGCAGAACTGTGGGTTCATCGCTGGCGCGCTCGACAAGCTCGCTTTCGAGGCGCGCACGCTGGAGGCCGATCTCGCGCGCGAGGAGAGTTGGCGCAAGGCCGCCGACGCTCGTGTCGAGGCGCTGACGACTCCCGACCATGTCGCCAAAGCCCGGCGAGAGATCGCGATCCATGAGGGCCGCCGCGCCGGCGTTGTCGTCGATCTGCGTCCCTATCTCGACCGCGAATGGCCAGAACCCGCGAGCGGTGGCTCCGACCGCCTGCCGGAAGAGACCGTCGCCGCTGTTGCGAGCGACGGCGGAAATGGAGACGCGGCATGAGAGCGCAGGTCCAAATCGCCGACATCCTGGACGTCGTCTGCAGTCGTTACGGCGTTCGGCCCGAGGAGATCAAGAGTCCGCGGCGCAAAGCGGAGCTGAAGACGCCGCGGCAGATCGCAATGTATCTTTCGGATAGGCTCGCCCAACGAAATCTGGTGCAGATCGGCGCGGCGCTTCTTCGCGATCGCACGACCGTGCTGCACGGCGTTCGCAAAATCGAGGCGATGCTCGAAGAAGACGCGGCGCTGCGCGCGACGGTCGGAGAGCTGGAGATTGAGGCGCTCGCGATCGCAGGTCTTCGTGCGCAGGGCGTGTTGCCGCAGCGCACGACCGTCGATGCGTTCCTGCTCGCTGAAAAGATCGTTCGCTCCGGCGATCGCTTCGCCATTCAAGTTTCGGTCGAGGAGACGCGCGCGCTGGCCGAGGCGCTTTTGGCGCAGCGCGCGGCGCAGGAAGCGCCTTGCGACGAAGAACAGCCCTGCGAAGGGGATGACGACCGAGAACCAACAAGCTCGCCGACTGCGCCCGCGATGCTCGATGCGCCGATTCCACTGCCGCCGACGCTCACCGAAATCGCTCATGATTTCCTCGCCGCTGAAGCGGCCTATCGGCGACGCCCATCACTCAACGTGAAGGCGGCGCGCGAGCGGGCGATCGCGCCACTTCGCATGCATGCCGACGAGTCAGCCATCGCCGCGCTGCTCAACGCCTATGACGCGCTCGTCAGAGCCGAATATTCGCTCGGTGAGCGCGACGCGCAGGAGCGGTTCCAAGCCGCCGTAAAAGCCCTTTCAAGACGCTTCTCAGAACTCGTTAAGGAGCCCGCCAGTGTCGAAATCGCCCAAGGTTAAAACGCGCGGCGCCAATGTGCCTGTGCCGCAGTCGCGCGACGAAGCCGCCAGCTTCATTCACGATATCGGCGTGCGCCAGCGCGAGATCGCGCGCATTGAAGCCGATATGAACGATCGCATCGCCCAGGCGAAGAAGGACGCCGAAGCGACGGCGAACCCGCTCTCCGAGCAGGTTGACCGACTGACCGAGGGGCTACGCATCTGGGCTGACGCCAATCGCCAGACGCTCACCGGCGGCAAGCGCAAATTCGCCGATCTCGGCACCGGCAAGATCGAGTGGCGCCTAACACCCGCGAAGGTGACGATCCGCAACGTCGAAGATGTGATTGCCCGCATTAAAACGCTCGGCGTTATCGCCTTCCTGCGCACGAAGGATGAGATCGACAAGGAGGCGATGCTCCGCGACCCCGCAAAGGCGCGGCTCATTGCCGGCGTTTCGATCGGGGCTGAAGGCGAACGCTTTTACGTCGAGCCCTTCGAGGCCGAGATCAAGGGAGCGGCCGAATGAACGCGCCCACGAAAGGTTCTCAGATAGAGATCGTGCTCGTCGACAGCGCTGGCGAGGAAGTCCTCAAAGGCGTGCTGCTCGGCCGCCTCGACGGCGACCATGTCGAAGTGAAATTCGACGATCTGCCGTTCAAAGCCATCGTCGAGCGACGCCTCGTGCGCAGGCCGCAGGCGGAAGGAGAGACGCCATGAAGATCACTCTGCGTAAGACGCAGCTCGCCGCCCGTTACGCGCTATGGCTGGCGCTGTTCTTCTTCATCAGCGTTCCGGCGCTGGCGTTCGACGCGCTTGCCGCCGTCGCGCGCCGCATCGCCGACCGGCTTTGCGATGTCGCCGATTTCGCCGTCGTTCGCGGGCGCGAGCTACGGGAGCGACTGCAATGACAACTGCCGCGCAGACCCGCGCCATCCACACCCTGCTGCGGCAGATCCCGCACTACACGGACGATGACTATCGCGCGCTGTTGAAGCGCGAGTTCCGCGGCGTCTCCTCGTCGTCGCGCCTTTCCCAGGTCCAGGCCGCGAAGCTCATCGAGATCCTGAAAGTGCTCGCGGGCCAGCACCCGGAGGTGAAGCGCGGAGGCGCGTCGTCGCGCCGCCCGGCCGAGACGGTCACCGGCCCCTATGGCGCGAAGCTGCAGGCGTTGTGGATCTCAGCGTTCAATCTCGGCATCATCGACAATCGCGACGATCGCGCGCTGATCGCCTTTATCGAGCGGCAGACGAAGATCGCGCATCCGCGCTGGCTCAACGAGCACAAGGACGCCAAGAAGGCGATCGAGGCCTTGAAGGATTGGATCGAGCGCGAAGCCAAAGTCGAATGGCCGAGCGAATCCCAGGCGCACAGGCGCGGGATGGATGTGAGCATCGCCTCGAAACGAGCGGTGATCGCGGCGCAAGCGGCGCGGCTTGCCGACGTCGAGCCTTTCAATCTCGACGACTTCGTCAATGGCTACATCATCTCGAACAAGATCTCGGGATTCAGCATCGGCGCGCTGAGCGACCGCCACCTCGATGGCGTGATCGCGACGCTTGGCTCCCGGTTGCGCAAGCGCGCCAAAGCCAAAAAGGAAGCGGCGTGATGGCCCATAAGCTCCTCAAAGCCGATGGCGGCTACGACCGCGCGGCAATCGTGCGGCGCGCCAATTCCGAGCTGCGCCGCGCCCGTCGACTCGGCCTCGGGTGGGACCGCGCAAAGTGCCTCGAATACGTCTGGCGCCAGGCGCGCACGCTACGCGCGCAGGCTCAGGGCGTTGCGCTCGCACCGCCGCGCGGCCGGAAGCTACCGAAGCTCAACGCGCCGGCGCGCCGCAAGGGCGGGGTCCTAAAGATTGCGGCATGACCGACGCCCTGCAGCTCGATTTCTTCAAGCGCGCAGCCGCCAAGCGGCCCGCGATGATGACCTTTGCCGATCGCGGCTGGAACGGGCGCGGCGAGCAGATCGCTCTGTTCAAATGTCCGCGCTGCGGAAGTCGCAGCTCCTGGATCACCGTCGCGTCGCACGAAGAGGAGCTGAGAGGCATCCCCTGTCCGAAATGCAACAAGGAGCGCGAGCGATGACCGCCGAGCAGTCCATCGGTGTCGGCCAATATGCGTGACGCACACATGATGGGAGGGGAGTCGTGAAAGCCGACGTCTCTCATCTGCCGCCGCTCCTCGCCGAGATCGCGGAAGTGGCGGGACCTGTGGCGGCGCTGCAATTGGCGAAGGCCAAGGGCGGAACCGAGTGCTACATACCCGCCCGCGCGCCGGACGATCACTGGCTCGTGCAATGCGTCGGACGCGACGCCGCCGACAAGCTCTGTGCGCATTTCGTCGCGGCGATCGAGAGCGACTCGGGCAGATCCCGGCATGGCGTGAAGATCCTGCTGCCGCTCGGCGATTCCGGAACGGCCGCCGAGGCGCGCCGCCGCGCCCGCGAAG